CCGAAGCGTTGAAGAAGTTATGAAGATTGTAGATAATTGACTAAAGTAATAAAAAGATATAAAATGAGGGGGAGGTAAGAATGATGGATAAGTTAACGACAATATTAATTGTGTTCATATTTTTGATGGTAGGCACGATATTAATAATAATGCCATCGTTAGTTTCTGCACAATTAAGCGATGATACCCTGGAAGAAGTAAATAGATTAAGTATAAAACATTATGGTCATGGTTTGAGTTTAAGCCATACTTTATTAGTTGATCAAGACCATATAGCTGATTTAAATTATGAATGGATAAGTCTTAGTTTTGAAGATGGTAAATTATTCGTAGAAACAAGCGAAGGTAAATGGTTTATAGAGATGGAGAAGGTAGAGGAAACTAAATAAATGAAAATTTGTCTTGTGGTAGTCTATTACCAGGTAAGGTCATAGTTCGGAGATGAGTGGTGGTTTATAGAGGTGCAAGAGTAGCTAATGCAGAAGTGAAAAAGTCTTCTAGAGAACCAGGCAGAGTAAATAGAAATAATCTGAATGGGTACAGGGTGGGGAATCCTGTCAAGACAATATTAATTAAAAAGGTAGTGATATTATGAGTATTAAAAGAACACTCCGAGAACGTAAATTTATAAAAGCATATATAGACAACAACGGTAATGCCACTAAAGCTTTTCTTATTTTAAATCCTGAAGTTAAAAGAGAAAACGCTAAAGAATACGGTTATAGAATGTTACGAAAGGTTGACCTTCAAGTAAATGAGCTTATGGAAATGATGGGAACTACTGACGCTTACCTTAATCAAAAGCTAAACGAAGGACTTGAAGCTACCAAGACTATATCCGTTATTCCAGTTAAACAAAAGGAAGCACAAGAAAATTCAACTGACCTACCTAATGCTAATTCTAAAAATATAGAGTTTGTTGATGTAGATGATTTTGCAGTACGACATAAATATTTAGATACAGCCTTTAAATTAAAAGGTACTTACCCGGCTGAAAAACATGAGGAAACCAGGAAGGTTATTGTATTAAAAAGGGAAGAGAAGGAAGAGGGGGAAGAAAATGAAAGTAATAAATAAAGTAATAAAAATATGTGAAGATTGTCCTTATTTTATGGAATGCGAAGGATCAATAAGTTGTGAAAATATGGGTAAATATTTTGAAAGAAAAGATTTTAAGATTATCGAAAAAGGTTTTCCCGATTGGTGCCCGTTAGAAGATTATAAAAAAGATGATAGGATAAAATGAATGAAACCATTATCGATTTAAGAGAATTTGAAACCTTACTAAATCCCGTCTATGTACCCTACCTTAATATTAAAAAAAGATACTTGGTTATAAAAGGCGGCACAGGTAGTGGAAAATCTCATTGGGCTTGTCAAAAGCTACTGTATAGAACGATGACCGAATTAGGCCATCGTTTTTTAATTATCAGGAAAGTGAAAGATACTCTCAGGGATTCCGCTTTTAAGGTATTTTGCGATTATATTAGTTTGTGGGATCTTGAAGATGAATTTAAAATAAATGAAACTAGTATGAAAATAACTTTCAAAAGTAATGGTAATACAATTTTATTTAAAGGTTGCGACAAAGAAGAAAAGCTAAAATCAATCGAGAAGATAACCGGGATATGGATTGAGGAAGCTACCGAATTATACTTAAAAGATTTTGAAGAAATTAATCGAAGGTTAAGAGGCAAATTGCCGAACTATAAGCAAATAATCTTAACGTACAACCCAATTTTAAAATCTAATTGGACTTATAAACGATTCTTTATTAATGTATCAGAAAAAGATGAAAAGAAAATAGAAATATTAACCACAACATATAAGGACAATATCTTTGTTATAGATGATCAGGACTATGTTGATATCTTAGAAGGCTACACCGGAAACAATCGTACTGTTTTTACTCTTGGCGAATATGGACAGCTAGAAAATGCGATATATACTAATTGGCAGATGATAGAAAATGATGAATTCCCAACGGATGATGAACCGATGTTAGGGCTTGATTTTGGATATATAGCACCACAAGCACTAATAAAAATCGTTGTAGACATGGAAGAAAAAATAGTTTATATTGACGAATTATCATATAAGACCCGGCAAAAAATATCTGAATTAGCTGAATTTATGAATAAGAATAAATTAAATAATTATAGAATAGCGGCAGATAGTGAAGCTCCAGATAAAATTGAGGAATTGAGGACCTGGTATAAAAAAGAGGAAAGAGTTAACAAGGTAACGAAGGAATTAGAGATATACTATGAGGAAAATGGTTTTCCTTACATCGATCCATGTAACAAAGGGCCAGGATCAGTTAAGGCCGGGATCGACTTTATGCAGGAATTTACATTAAAGATAACAAAAAGAAGCGTTCACGTTAAGGCCGAAGTTGAAACCTATCAGAGGAAAAAAGATAAAGAAGGGAATATATTAGAAGCGCCGGAAAAGGGTTTTGATCATTCGATGGATGCGATACGTTATGTTTTATTTACATATTATTATTTAACCGGAGCGCCTTATATTTATGTACCGGAATAAATAAATCGTTAGTAATTTGACAATAATTCTACCTAGTGTTATTATATAATATATGTTTATATGAGGGGGTGATATTAATTAAAGTAAAAATCCCTTTTACAGATAAAATTATAGATGTTATGTTGTCAAAGACACTACCGGCCAGGGCATCAGATCCGCGCTATTGGCCTAATGATCCTATACCCTTTGGGAGCGCTTCTAATACTTTCAGGAATACATCAGAACAGCTAAAAGCATATAGAGGATGGGCGGGAGATTGCATAGCTCTTATAGCTGAACGTATAGCCTCGATCCCTTTAAGGCTATATGATCGCAACGATGAAGTAATAAAAGAACATCCCTTCTACGATCTAATGAGATATTTTAACCCCGACACTACCGCATTTGGCGGGAAAGAATTAAGATCCATTTATAAAGACCTCACAGGTGAATGTTATATCCTTATGGCAAAAGACAGCTTTGGGATCCCCAGGGAATTATACTTTAGATCACCCGATAAAATGACCCCGGTATTAAAAAAAGGGATCATTGATCATTACGTTTACTTACAAGGATTTAAAGAAATTATTTATCCTAGAGAAGATATTATGTTTTTTAAATATTCCAACCCGACAGATCCATCCAGGGGAGCCTCGCCAATACAGAAAAAAGCCTATGCCTACGACACCGATAAATATAATATGATCTATCAATTAAATATGTTTAAAAATGGTGTACATTTAAAGCAAGTATTACAGGCTGATAAATTTATACCGCCTGATCAGGTTGAAAAGATATTAAAAATATTTAATCAGACTTACGGCGGGATAGATCAATCCGGCAAGACCGGAGCCCTCGTAGGTGGTTTTGATTTAAAAACTGTTGGTGTCAGTAATAAAGATATGGAATATATGTTATTAGCAAAATGGACCATGCAACAGATTGCAAGCGCCTATCATACCCCGCCGCAAAAATTATCCCATCCAGAACAAACTAATTTGGCTAACATGAAAGCCCTGGATGTTTCATGGAATCGTGAGTGCATATTACCGCGATGTATACAGGATGCAGAAGTTATAAGCAATACCCTGTTACCGCTATATAAAGAGCCTGGTTTATACTGCAAATATGATAATCCTGTGCCGGCAGATGCAGAATTTTTATTAAAGAAAAGGGAAAGCAATATAAAAAATTGGGTAATGTCCGTTAATGAAGTAAGGTTAGAAGATGGGAAAGAAGAAGCCCTGTGGGGAAAATCACCACTTACACCGTTTAATATAGCGCCATTAGATATTAGTAAATCAAAAGTAGAGCCGGCCCTGGAGCCTGCAAAATCAATTATAGCCAAAGAATTTACAGAAGAATACAAAAGTAAATATTGGAATCTTTTTATTAAGCGGATTACACCACTTGAAAATGATTTCAAACGTGCCATGATTAAATATTTTCAAGAACAAGAGAATGAAGTATTAAGAGCGATAAGAAAGAAAAGCATAACAAAAGATGTTGATGATGTTTTAAGAATTACCCACAGCGAAAGAGAATTGCAGAAATTAGCACTATTGTCTTTACCACGAATTACTGAAACAGTAAAAATAAACGGGACTGCTGCCTATGCTGAATTAGGAGTGGAAGGTGCGTTTGATGTAACCAACCCAGAAGTGATAAAATGGATAAAGAAAAGAACCGGACTATTAATTAAATCTATAAGCGATACAACCCTTGAGAAATTAAGAAAGACTTTAGCTGCTGGGGTTGATGCTGGGGAAAGTATACCGAAATTAGCCGATAGAATAAGTGATGTATTTAGTGATGCAAAAGGTTACAGGTCAACATTGATTGCTAGAACCGAAACTCATAATGCAAGTAATTTGGGAAACATACAGGCTTACAAGCAAAGTGGAGTCGT